GCCTAATCTATTTAAAATAAAAGAATTATGACTAGTTATTATATAAGGGTGATTAATTCTTAAAACTAGAGACTAAAACACTACTATAGTTAAGAGCTAGTAATGAGTAATTCTAAGGGGCTACTATTTATAGATAATAGTGAACTGTGGTTCGATAACCTGATGTATACGCTCTCTTCTGAGTCTCATTAAATGAAGAAGAGTTCACGATAACAACCTAGCACCTAAGCCACGGGAGGGTTTGCGTTAAACGCGAATCTGGATTCCCAATCCACACAACACTTTTCGTAAACGATTACAGTTTCGGTGTAATGAGCGCTGGATAGCATACTCACCATGTAAAACATGGTTTTTAGCCAGACAACACCACAACCTACCATTGTTTCCGCAGTTTCACCTGTAATGGAACGAAGTGTTTTTATCTATGTCGCAGTATACTGTGACACGAATGGGGCTCCTAATAATTGATTGAACGAAAAATCGTCACCGACTGCACGATATACGGCAATTCGCGTGCGATCTGTTAGTACAACAGTACCAGATGTTGACAAATCTACTTCAGTGAAATTACGCTGGAATAGGTCAGAACTGATATTTCCGCCAGCAATTATGGGGAGTATGGGGTACCTCGAATAATGAGGCACCTGAAACTCAAATACTCCTTCGATGTTACGTGGCATGTAAACATCTGCAGCTGTGAAGTATTCTGGTTGCAATGAATTAACAAAATCTACTGGAGACGCTCCAGCGGTTAATAATTGCTCCGGTAATAATCTCACACGAGCAGCGAATATTTGAGAATCGTAAGGCAAAACCTTAAACCTAAAACTACCTCTAAAAAAGGCATATAAATAAGAGAAATAATCATACATATCTATAGATCTAGGAAGGGTTGAGCCGGATGATAAAGGCGAATTCACTTTAGAAGGTTGAATTTGATACGAACCAGTAATTAAATTACCATTGGCTGCGTCAGAATAAACTTTATGAAAACGCTTTATCACTTGACGAATTGATGACGTCTTCTCACCTACTGTGATTGCGCCACCGATATAATTTGTGCCTGCTTCCGATTTTGATGTTAACGGAGCAGTTACAGCACCAGAAGCTTGTACAACTTCCATTGGAGCCATAAGACCTTCAGATTCACCAACTTGAGCTGTTGCCTTTAACAATTTAGTTAGAGGGGAAACAGTTGGAGCGGGTGGTGGAGGGAAAGTCACATCACTTGGATATATCGATGGTAAACGCGGTATAGATAATTCAAAATCAGCTGCAGCGCCAACTTCAGTTAAAACCTCGATTGAACCTTGAACGGTACTAACAGCACGTAACTCATTCAACACGACCATATAAATATTGCCAGTGCTGAAGAAATTAGTACGTGCTGTACCGGGGAAAGCATTATCGACGAGTAACCATTGTTGGATAGCTACAAAAGGAACATTGAACTCTACATCGGTATCTGAACGCAAATCAACAATAGTTGAGTAATTAGCATCAATATCGAAATTTGAAGGGAGGGATGTACCAGCAGAATTATCGCCAGGCACATATATTATTCTAACTCTACCGGAATGAAATTTAGTTTTAACAAATTTAAATGTAAAATTAATTCCACCTCTCCATTGCCTGAATGCAGCCGAAGTATAAGCTAAGGTTGTAGGGGCATACTGAGTGGCGGATATAGTATGACGGTAAAAGTTTGGGGTGATGGGCGCGCTGAACAACACTGCACCCGCTGCAGTTGTTGTAGACCAATTGAATCTGGTGTAATACGACGGAGTACGTGCGACATGAGAGAGTGACATCTCATCAATATTCGTACGAAAAAGCGAAGCATCAGTTTCGAGTGAATTGGTAGACAACAAAGACAACATGTGCGATGTATCAACGCCGTCAGAATTTGCCATAAAACGTGTAGTAGAAAGTTTCGTCACGTGAGGCGCTTCAATTGAAGTCGGTTTAGACCAACCAAATTGACGCGCGACGTCTGCGATACCTTTCGAAATCCACAACGCTGGTTGAGCAAATTGAGATATGCCTGGAATATCGGTGACTGCACCTAAAGCAGTAGATATAGCGGAGGCGGTAGAGGTAACAATACCTGCACCACCGGCTTCTTCTACAGCTTCTGAACCAATCTGAGCAGTTGCAGTCAAAGGTAAACCAGTAGGGTACCTAAGTTGTATATTTTTAAAATTCATAAAAATAGTATAGTCTACTGTACCAGTTCCAGAAACATCACTCAAAGGAGAGTAAACAGCTAACTGGAAACGGCCCATTGAACCAATACCATTAGTTAATTCAGAAAAAGAATAAGGACTAATATACGGCACACACATAGTAGCCTCAGTGCAGGTTGATAAATCAAGATCTACATGAGGAGAACCAGTGATAGCAGGTAAAAATTTAACGTTACTTGCTGCAGAAGTTGTTGAGGAAGAATAATATTGTTGTTTATTACCAAGGTAACGATAACCAGGTATCCAACTCAATAGTAAACGGCCAGCTTGAAAGGGTTGAGAATTAACTTGTACCCTAATCATGCAATCGGCACGAAAACCATAAAAGCGATCAACCTTAGTTTTATACATATCCTTGAATAATAAATCCCAGGGTAATTCATATTGTTGAAGTATTGTACCAGGAGCAGTTGTAGTTGCCCACGCAGCTGTTGTCATCATAATAGGTCTTTCCAAAAAGGAAATAATATTATGAGTACGACCATCATTGACACAATCCATAAAGGCTTGGCTATATGAGACTGGATCAAGATGTACATCTGAGTTTGGTGCAATACCTTCAGAGGAAAATTGGAGAATTTGTTGTTGTTGAGTGTAATTTTGAGTGTTTTGAAAGTTTGCAGGTAAATTTCTGACGTTAATAGCTACCTAACCAATTAACGACATTTGATATATATCTAGATTTTAATGGGGCTGCCATAGGCCATCTTAATAAGTAAAGTTAAATAACTAAGCCTTATAATTTAGTAGCAATTATATTAATTTTCCATATATCTAACATTATAATATAAAGATCACACTAAAAGTTAATTTCTGTATTCAATTGTTCGTTCCTGAATTTGGCTAATACAGATCGCCTACTATCAGGATTAAAAGTAATTCCAGTACCACGAGTGATGTTTAGTCCACAAGCTACCATTTTTGGTCGCCAATATTCATCCACATCACGTTCATGGAGGGCAAGTTCGGTGAGACAATATGTTGATAAGGTATCGACACATATCTGTAATGCAGAAGCATTACCCGCACGAACCCAATTCGGTGCATCAAGGAGCACATTGATATCTATAGGGGAAACCCATAGCTGAATACTCTCTTCAAAGCGAAATTTGCGTTTGAGAAAAGAGACATCAGCTAGTTTTCGAGCCTTTACAATGTCACCTGTTTTTGCTTCGTCGGTCATGTCCATATCTAAATTAGTTTTAAGTACTTGTGTAAGAGTTTCCTGATTATACAAGTCTATAACGGAATGTCGTATATTCATAATGAAGTCATCTCCATAAAAAATAGACGATGTGTGCTCAAAAAACGCACTCATCGTTGCTAAATGTTCATGAAGAGGGTCATCTTGCATAATTGACAACCAAGAGTCAGCCAAGACACAATGGTTTACTATACTATTAAGTATAGCCGTCGCAGGGCAACCAGAAGGTATACCATTGCGAACGAAATAAACCAATGCGCCCTTTGCTTCTTCATGATTAGCAATATGCAAATGATTAAAACATTCC